TTCCAAGTTCTTGCGTATTGAGCGCGGTTCATCAACATTTGACACAATATTTTCTTCTAAATCCTTAATTACCCTGCAAATTTTGTAAATTGCTGACTTTACAGTGGCGTAATCAAGCTCACCAAGCACGGAAGCATTCATTAATGCCTTCTGGTACTCTTTTTCAAACAACAATCCCGATTCTGAATTGTTTGTTAATTCACCAGCGTACCGGACATATTCATTAATAGTTATTTCCATTTCTATGTAGAATTTGTCTTGCTTGTTCATTTTTCTTCACCAGATTTAAAATATCCACGGCGTTTAGTAACAATGTCCGGGAATTTTTCATCGCTTGTTTCCTGTAGATGATTAACTACAGCGGCAATGTCGCGTTCTATCTGATCAGGAACGCTAACAGTCCCTGACGCACCAAGTTCAGCGTAACCTGCAATGTCATCCCAATGATCACGGTAACTTGAATTGCCACACAAAATCCTAGCAATTTTGCTTGAAATCATACTTAACGATTCTAATTGAGAATCAGTCAACTTTTTTGCGTTAGGGCTTAATTCAATTAACTTTTTAATCCCCATTGAAATTTTTGCAACCTCGTGGAAATTGCCGTGTGTTTCATGTCGTCTGTCTAATAAATTGCTCATTTTGTTTCCTTGTTTAAGTTAGTGACGGCTTACAAAGTTTCACTGGTATGCAGTTGTTTGTCACGTATTAGGCCAGAACTTTGTCTTGTAGTGCCACAGCATCTCAGGTGCATGAGTAAACCCCTAAAATTGCCTCTCACTTGCCCGTTGCCGTCGCGGATGCAGGGGTGTTTCCCTTATACGTGACGTAAATATTCAATACCATTATTTACGCGAGATGAAAACCATTATTTTCAATAATAACTTGGCACACATATATTTCTCGCCCTAGTTTTAGATATGCCATACTTTGCAGCAAGTTCAGCAAACGTCATGCCATCACCACGGTCTTTTTTAATCTGATCATTGCGTTCTTGTTTTAGGTTCTTTGGTTCTTTCATTCTGAAGGCTCCTTACCTATCTCTACAAACACAGGTGTTGCAGGTCCAACCCATGCACCAACCACATTGTATTCCATAAACTCACAGGCATCGTGATAATCCATGCCATCACGCTTCATCAAGATTTCAACGCACTTGTCAAAATCATATACGGCAAGGTCTTGGTTGAATTGCCGCCCCATACCGATCAAGGCTTCTTCAAACCCGTCAGCTAATAATGCTTCATCAGACATTTGGTGGCTCCGGTAATGCCATCCAATGGCTTGGAAAACTTTTTTCATTTAAAGGATACAATTCACCTCCTTCAGCAATACTAAAACACGCTGCAAATTGTGATGTTGGGTTATGCCACACGCATATGTACCGTTGCCAACCAATCGTGTAGCCAAAGTATTTTGCTCCTAAAAAAGCTGTTCCATTTCTTGGTGCTGTTGATATTGGTTTCCAACATATAGGAACAGGAATAATTGGAATATCATGTTCTTTACGATATTTCTTAGCCATTGATTTTGCTGAAAGTTTTGAAACTTCTAATTCTTTGCCAATTGAACTCCAGTCCCATCCCGCCTGATGCAAAACGTAAGCTTTTTTCCACCGTCTCCTAGTTTCAATGCTACGTTCTTCTTTTGTTAGCTGAATTTCTTCACCGCTTTTAGTACTGGGCCATAGAACTTTATGTTCAAACAATACTTGTTTAAGTTCATTTAAACATCTTCTTCCAAAATTAGGTGATCTTAACATTTTTTCTTGCGATATTTTAAGAACGTCTCCAATTGTTTTAAGATTGTCATTCAAGAGACAATTGTGCAGTCTTGTGCTAAGTTCTAGGTCTTCAATTAAAATATCTTCCACATTCATCAGTAGTCTCCCTTATTTCTTGAGTTTCTAAGTTCTTTTTCAATTTCTCTTTTAACGGCATTGCGTTCTGCGCTCCAAAATACTTTCTTCCAGTCCTTCAGATGATCCCACCACTGCGGTGCTGATGTGAGAATGCCTTTCTTTTTTGTCGCCATTATTTTTTCTCCTTAGGAGTTATCATGATTCCAAGTAGTAGAGGCGAGATGCAAATTACTGCTGTTCCAATATAAAACAACAAATCCATCATTCCGAAACCATCCCGCATCGCCCGTAGGTCTTGCTTGTCTCTTTTTCCCAAATGTTAGGCCCAGTGCGCTCTTTCCCTATTATCTGAACTTGGTAAGTATGCCACCGCCATGCCATGCACTCATGCGAGACGCACTGACCGCTAACGTCATCAATGTCCGATGTTGCTTTTAACGGGCATATTTTTTTGAATGCCTCTTCCGGCGTAACATAATTTGGATTTCTTTCACTCATCACTCTTTCTCCTTTAACGCAGAAGATGCCCACCACCCGCAAATCATATGCGGGAAATCATTCTCGCGTTCTTTTTCCATTGCATATAAAGCGCATGGCTCGGTACATCTGTGAAGGCAATCGTATTTATCCAATGCGTAGCGCATACGATTAACTTCTGCCTCAAGTTTTAAAACCTCATCCTTGGCATAATCATAGTGCATCTGAAGGTCTGAGTTAGCTAACCGCAACCGTTCAATCTCATCCATTAAGTAGACGCCTTCACATTGTTCCATGCACATATTCAGCATGGTTTGTCCTTCACGTTTGGTTGATGGCATTCCAAACATCACTCTTTCTCCTTTAGTGCGGCCTTTGTGGCGGCCTCTGCTTCAGACCAATCAATAATCATCTGTGCGTGGTCATCATAATCAGATTTGCTATAGCGCAACCACATTCCTAATACTTCCCGCAACCGCTCAATCTCGTCAGCGGCTATCCCTTGAGTTGGATAATATGGAGCCATTATCCTAAGTTCTTCAACAATATCCATCACTCTTTCTCCTTCAGTGCGTCTTGTGCTATTTTCTGTGCTGACTGCATCTTAGCAATCCGGTGAAGCACTTTCTTTACTCGATTGGTTTCTTTAATAAACACGTCCATCAATTCAAATGCTAGTTGTTTGTCTTCCCGTAGCTTGATGATCTCGTCGGCTGCCTCGGCACACCACTCAGCTTCTTGACTCCAACTGATGTCAACGGTTCTCAATCTGTCTACAATGTCAGTCATCACTCAGTTCCCATCCAAGTTATCACCGCGATCATCACGACGGCGGTCATCAAACCCAAGTGCTGCACGAGCTAATACTTTTATAATTCCTTGAGCCGCTTCACTGTTGGGGATTTTTAAAATGTTCTCCAAAGTATCTCGCAGCCCTATAATTTCTTCAGCGGCCTTAACTGCAACTTCATCAACCAATCTCAATACTTTGTTGGAATTTTTTTCATCCGCCAACAAAAGCAATCGTTCAACAATATCCATCACTTAACCTCCTTCAATGCGGCACGGATAATTGTATGTTCTGTTTGTATCATTGAATTAAGAAGCGCAATCTCTTCCCGCAACCTTTGGTTCTCTGCTTTTAATGGATAGATTGTCTTGGACCAATTTTCATCAATCCCCTCGTTTGTTTCTTTTACATTATTAGCAAAGGTTTCCAACGCTTCCCGCAACCGCTCAATCTCATCCGCTGCCTCTGCCCACGGCCCCATAAAATTCAAAGTGCGTAATCTGCTGACAATGTCTTCCATAAACAACCTCCCAATTGAGGTGTTTACATACCATGCAATTAAACAGGGTACAATGGCAAATCGTTAGTGTTGCCCCTAAACAATTTACTGTCAGCCAACTCAGCAGTCCGTTCAGCACCACGCTGTATCATCCCGCTCTGACGCAACCATGAAAGAGCCTGTGTCGCCGTGTCATGCAAGTCATCATGCTTTGCCTTGGGAAACTGCGCAGACTGCGTAATAACCATATCGCACCAAACACGATCCACAGGTGCATGAATCAGTCCTTCACTAAACAAATGCTGGATCGCATACGTACGGCTGACCTTGTCGATCCCCTTGGGGTCAATCAATCTCACGCCAAATGTCTCAGCACCAAAGATGCGCCTGATCTCCTGCGCAACACTAATCCCAGATGCCTTGTTCTCAACCAACAACAGATCAACCTTGAGCTTCCTACACGTGTCCCCAATCTTGGTCACAAGCTCATGCAGTTCTAACCTCTGTTGCCATGCAAACATCAGCATCACTTTGGGAACGTCAGCCTCCACATTAGCCTTCTCAATGCGGCTCGTCACACTGGCATACGCACCGTTCCTCGACGCAACCGCTGTCGTCTCACCGCTGTCACGCCACACGCCCCATACCGTCATCGCGCTGAAGTCACCCTCATGCTCCTTGGCCCCGTAAGCCGTATCAACACTCGCAACGATAAACTCCATGTCGGGAAACTGCTCCGTCTCCCACGGCTCCCACCACACACGCTTGATGATGCCGCCACCCGCAGGTTCAGGACGCTGTTGCAATTGCCCCGCCGCCGCATACGGTCCAAGTGTCCGCTCCAACAGGTCGATCTCGCTCTCGCCAAACCGCTCAGGCCACAGTAGCTCCCCCGCTGTCTCACGGGGATCAGTCCACACAACCGCCTCACCGTCATCCGTCATATCAGCAGGAACTAATACCGTGTAGATGCGCCGCTCCGGTTCAAACCGCATAGGCAACATCAGGTGCGTCCACTCACCAACATCCTTGGACAGGATATGCCCCGTGATATCCTGCTCTGAAAGCCTCTGCTGTACGACGATCCTGCACCCCGTTTTAGGGTCATTCAGGCGAGTACTCCACGCCATGTCCCACCATTCATTGGTTGACGTGATGATCGCCTCGCTGTTGGCCTCCTGCGCATTGTTAGGATCGTCCGCAATCAAGAACGCACCGCCCAGACCTGTGGTCGCCGATCCAACCGATACGGTGTTGCGGATACCGTTGCGGTCGTTCTCAAAGCGGGTCTTGGTGTTCTGGTCACCCAGTAGCTTGAAGCGGTCGCCCCACCTGCGCTGATACCACCTTGATGTCATCAGCCGACGACACTTGACGCTGTCTTGCAGTGACAGGTTGAGAGCATACCCACTGTGTAAGAACTGGACACCTGCGCCGGATGTCGGGCTGTCGAGCCTCTGCGCCCACGTCCACGCCGGAAGCATCGTGCCTGTGATGGTAGATTTACTAAACCTCGGCGGGATGTTGATGATCAGGTTGCGGATATGCCCATCCACACAAGCCTCCAGATGCTCGCACACAGCCTGTAGAGCAAAGCCACCGTGAGCAAAGGGTGCGCTGTCAACGTGCCTCCATGCCGCCACCGTGAAGTCATACAAGCTCTTCTCCAGTCGCTCCTTCTCCAGATTAAGGACGACAGCCTTCATCGCGTCCACTGACAGCGCAGACGGGTCAAACATCACGCCACCTCAATACCTTCAGGACGGCTATGCTGATAGTCACCCACCCGATTCCAAACCACCAATGCAGGATCGCCTTCTGCACCGCCCACGCCGCCATCCATGCATCGATCCACGCCATTACTTGAACTCAGCCATTGCGCCCATATAGCTTGGGCTGTGCCGCATTTTGTTGCCAAGCTGTAGCAAAACTGAGGAAATTGCTTGTATCGGCCTAAGGGTCCAAACCGCATTTTTATGCATGATCTGTGCCATAGTTCAAGTTGTTCACGGTATGTCCAGTAGATTGGCAAAAACAAAATTCTGATACCAATACACCGGATAGACCACCAAACGGCTGTACGGGCTTCCCTGTGGCTTCTAGGGCATGGCTATCAATCATCGTCTTCAGGCGTCAACGTGATGGTCCTGAGCATGTTCTCAAGCGCGAGCTTCTGGTCATCGTCCAACATCGTAGTGTCAACCCGTTGCACAGTAATGGCTCCACCACCTGCGCCAGTGAGTTCAACATTAGACTTATCACCGTATTTTTTGGGGCGTAGCTTGGACGCAACCCATTTGCGGGTATCGATCTGCAACCGTGCGCGATTGATGGCCTCGGATGAATCATCCTTGGGCGCATTGGCTAGTTCAAGCATTTCATCAACCATTGCTTCAGCCTGTTCCTCACGGGCGCGTGAGTATTGCGTACAAAAGAGAGGAACCGCCGCAACCCATCGCAATACTGTTGCCAACGCTGGCATGTTCTCATCACGACATATTGACCTGAGACTCTCACCTGATGCTAGTCTCTCACATATATGATCACCTATGATCTGTGTGTACTCGTTTGTTCTCTTTCCACCTATTGGATTAGGCACACCTTTCTGCCACCTTGTTTGCGCTTTGGTGAGCTTCTGCTTTGGTGCGTCTTTGGCCTTCAGTGGCTTAACGTCTGGATCACTCACCGCTCACCTGCCTCTTCAGCATCGATCTCGCGCCTGATCTCATCGTCTTCCTCAGCCTCTACAACATCTGCAAACGTCTCCCGTGTATTAATGCTAGCTCGGTGATCTGCTATTGCTTCATGTGATGCCATAATGTCTTCAATTTCAGACTGTTCTGCATCACGGATTATATCACTGATCTGCTGATCTAATATTTGTGCATCTGTAGGCTCTAGCACGGCCTGAGGAAGCGTTTCTACCATTACACACAAACTATGCCCTGCCGCCTTCAGCAACGTCCCCAGTGCCTTTGTAAGCCCATCAGGCCACCCCGCAGGATCGCCCCGTGTTGTTATCGTCATCAATCCCGCTTCATCCATGTGAACGACAAAGATCGATTGATCATTGACCAAACTGCTAATTCTCTCGCCTTCTTCCATTGCATTCTCCCCTGCTTGGAATCCCTGTATTTCCATACAAATATACCGCCTCAAGGGCGGCATTGCAAACGACTTACACAGGAAAGTGGGGGCCGTAGCCCCCGTTTTAGATCAGCCCTCGTAATATTCCGCCTCAATGAGCGCATACTCATCACGCTGATACTTACCTGCGTCCCAATGAGCCAAATCAATGGAACGATCAGCATTAATACGATTTGCGAGACGCTCCGCTTGATCCTTGGTGAAATAGGCAAAACCCTTTGGGCCATTATGATAAACGCTATGACCGTTGCCAAGGTAGGCAACAACCGCAAAAATGTTGGCTTCAATTTCAAAGGCATCTGCCGCTACAATCTTTGTCATTTTTATCTCCAATTTAAAGGGACTCCGCGCCCCGCCTGATCTTTATGGCACAGCTCAAGATATGCGTCAACACCCTATTTAAAAATAATTTGAGAGGGCCGTAGCCCCCTCTGCTGATCCCCTGTCACTTCACTGCTTTGGACGGGCAACAATGGTCTGGGCAATGCCATCCCGTACACCATGCTCTTTGATCGTGGCCTTGAACTTGATCCGCTCACCCTTGATCGCCGCCGCCGCACCGCAGTTGTCTGGTGCGCCGTACAGGACGCTTGAACCTTTATAGACGATTACGTTGCCATCATCGTCCTCGCAGACATACACGGCTGTCCAACCAAACTGCGTTTCAAACGAGGTCTTGAACTGAACGGTGACCTCAAAGTCGCGCCGCTCGCCAACCGTGCCTACGTGCTTGGCTGTTGTGGCCTTGACAGCCTTGGCGGCCTCACGCTCTGCAATGCGGCTCTGACCCTTCTCAATCATGCCAAGCACGGCCTTTTCCTGAGCAGGTGACAGGCGACCCCACCGCATTAAGGAATCAACCATTTTTGCGCGGAAATCACCAAAGGATGCCTTCACGACTGGGTGCGTTTGAAGCTCGTGATATCCTTGACGGTCAACGATCTCGGCAGGGGCAAATTCACCAGACTGAAACAAGAAATTTTCAACACGATTCACAATCTCTTGACCGCTCTCTTGAAGCCAACGATTTTTGTTGCCCTTGATACGGTTGAACTGGATATTCCGTTGTTTACCTGCCTCGTAAGCACTCTCGTTTTCAATAAAAGTCATTTTAAGCTCCTTAGGTCGGGCCAAAGCCCCGTTGCTGATGACCTTTAATGGCACAGCCCAAGATGCACGTCAACACCCTATTTAAAAATAAGTGGGGGCCGTAGCCCCCGCTCTTGATCAGTAGCAATTGGTTGCCGCTTCATGCGCCAATGCCTCGGCATCAATCTGAGCATCAAGTGCTGTCTGTGTCTCGCCCTCCCCGTTCGGCTCTATCGTGATCAGCCGACCCGATTCCGTGATGGCGTCCCAATGGCGCGGGTGATCCCCGTCTTCCTCTATGCAGAACAAGTTCTCCGGCAGAACATCTACAATGTCCTCCACGGCCTCAATGAAGCCCAGAACACGGGGTGCGTAGAGATTTGATATGTCGGTAACTAAAAACATTTTATGCTCCTGTGGATCGTGCGGGTTGCCATTCAAAGTGTGAGCCAAACTGGTTGTAATGATGCTCCATGTATTTCAACAGCCATTGAAGGTCTGTCGGCTCATCAAGCAGTTCCAGACTGCGGTCAAAATTGGTCAAGTCAACCGCATCCTCATCCATCAGGCCGGAGTGATTGTTCAACACGTAGGATGCAATGGCGTCCAACTGATCAGGATCGATTGAGGACAGTGAGTGCGATAAAAATGGATCATATGTCATTGTTTTGTTTCCTTTGATTTAATTGTTAAATTTTAACTTGAAGGTCGCCCCACCAGAATTGGTTCA